TGGCATCCCAACAGGGATAGTTGCAGCTGGCATCCCGACAATGATAACTTCAGCAATGAAAGCTGATTTAACAAAACTGGGATATGGTTCTCTGGCTATAGCCAAGATGACACCGGCTAAGGCTTGGGAGATTTTAACCTCTAGGATGCCAGAGGTTTACAAAGCAATAGCCCCTACAGTTAAACCCCCGATTGAAGTGCCAACTGTCCCAGCTATATCTATTCCTGAGAAGTTCCAATTCAATGTAACCGAAATTGAGGCTCGACTGAAGGAAATAACCACTCTCCTTGAAACTAAAGGCAGACTACCTACAGGGATGGGCACAAAGTCAGACCTTGGGATTGAAGAGGCAATCCTGAAAACCCAAAAAGAAATAGCCAGTATGATTGCTGAGGCTCAAGGAAATAAAGCTATGCTGGCAGAATATGTCAGCGATGCTCTTGATAAGGTATGGAATGAAATCGGGAATCGCACCCTACCCTACCATGCTGGGGAGAAACTTAACCTCTTCCCTGATATGACCATCAAGCAGTTGGATGCGATGGCAATTACTTATGATGACTTCGGCAAGGCACTTAAACTCGGCGAGTTATATCCATCCAGACCCATTATTGACCAGATACAGCAACTAAGGTCTGAGATTCAAATTGAGGTTGAAGCTGGCCAAGCGGGATTAAGGGATATGAGGGGTGAGGAAGCTAGGATAGCCCGGGAAGCCTTAGTGGGCTTAGAGAGAGAGCTCAAAACTGCTGATACTATATTAAAGAACTTCAAGCAACGCCCAGAGTGGCCAGATGCTATGAAACTCCGGCAGACTATTATGGCTTGGTCTAAGTATAAGGGGCTACCCAAGACACAACTACAAAGAATCACCCACCAGATTAGTGGTCGTCTTAATCTCAGACAGGTAAGACAGGAACAATTAGTAGAGATACTTGATGCAGTTAAGAAGGCTAGGCCGAAGCGGATTGGGACAAAAACCATCATCACACCCAAAACTGAGCGGAGGATTCAATCTCTGAGGGAAGCCCTGACCCGAAACGGACAGCTTGACGAGGCTAACTATAAGAGAATCCTAAATGAACTGGGGTTAAGCACTGACCGATATGCCAGCCATTACCATTATATAACTGAATCTGAGGGCAAAGCTTTACTGAGGGTTATGAATGAAGAGGCGGAGGTTATCGGAGAGCAGATAAGGATTGCTCAAGCTCTAACCAGAAGCCCAGAACTGAAGGCCCAGATTGATAAACTTATAGGTCGTATCTCCCAGAAGCGTGGAGCTATTGAGATAAATGGTGAGTTGGTCAAGAGTCCTAACCCCCTTCAGGATATGCGTTATTATGTTATGAGCTTACAGGCTAGAACAGGGGCGCCGTTCTATGATTCTTGGCAAACAGTTAACATCCGACACCTTAAAGCCCGATATGATATAGGAAAATACTTTGAAAGACTTACTAAGCTGGAAGGCTACAAAGGCATAGCAGGGGATGATAAGGCTCTTAAACGGATAAGCGATTATATTGCTTCAAGAAATAAGCTGGGACCCAAAGAGCCAGCCAATATAACTCGGGCTGAAATAAGAATAGCCAGTGAAATTGAAGGTATCCTATCAGAATTCAAGATAAAGGTAAGATTGGCTAAGTTCTTTGAAGCCTATGATTTATACCCTGATGACCCAGTCAGGATGAGGCAGGAAGTCATCCTTGATGCTCCAACTAGGGATTTAAGCAAGGCGATTGCCATATACGAGAGTGAGGGGCTTGATTCCCTAACTGAATATCTGGGAACTAGGGACTGGGGTGTTATCAGGAGTGGCTATGAACCTTTATCAGTGGTCAATCCTAGAATGTATCTCCAAAAGGTGAAACCACAGACATTCGGCAAGGGGCATATCAGGGTCAGGCGTGGCATTGAATACCCGGCACAGGATAGGAATATCCTGCAACGGCTCAATTCATATATCAAGCAGATGGAAAACCTCACCGCACTCAGGGCACCAGTCAACCGATTGTTGAGAGTATTCAATGATAGTGCCTATAAACTTGAAAATCCAAGGGCTGTAGGTAGTATCCTCTCTCGTGCTGTTAATGAGTTAAAAGGATATATGGAGGAAGGCGGTGTTCTAGCACGGCTTATACTCCGCATTTACGCTCAAGCTATGGCTGCTGTGTTCTTTGACCCCTTTAAGTGGCTTAGGAACAAGATGCAGAACTTAGCCTTCCATCCCGACCGCCTGAGATGGTTTAAGCCCAAAGTCCATTTTAAGCTGACTGGGCAGGACTTGGTTTATTTCAAGGCTTATGTTAGCCAGATGCGTGGCTTTGAACAAGACTATTTGATGAGGCAGTATAAACCTATGCCCGGGCTGGGCAGGATAACCAGACTTGCCAATCGTGTCAGTCGCTATCCCTGGACTGATGAAACAAACCGTATGGAATCCTACCAGATGCGTAAGGAGAGAGTGCTTGAAGCTCTAACGAAATACCACAGGCATAAAGACATAGGCAGGCTAATAAATGATGCAGGGCTTCACGATTTAGAAGTAATACAGCAAATAGAGGCTTTAGGGCTACTGGCACAAGATGTAGTATCCTACCCGATTGAAGGATTGAGTAATGTCTCGGGTGAGGAAGCCTTTGCTCGGTATCTCGCTCGAGAAGTGACTAACAATACCCACTTTATGTATGAGCGAGCACAAAGAGCCCCAGCCGAACATGGTCCTATAGGTAGAATATTCGGGAATCTTCTTACTTTTCCTAGAAGCTGGGCACAGAGGATTATTTTCCAGGCGAATAAGTTAAAACCCGGGTCTGGGGCAGGATTCAGGGAGAGATTATATGCTGCCAAAGTAGTTGCGGGAATGATAATCGTTGCTTATATGGTTGGTGAGGCTTTTAGAAGGCTTACTGGCAAAAAATACAATGCCTATGACCCCCTGAATATATTTAGCTGGACACCGGGTGGTTTGGCAGTAGGGGCAGCGGTAGATATATTTACTTTACTTCGCAATATTGGATTGGCTGCCACAGGTGACGAAGATGCTTTGAACAGGGTAACATCCGATTTACCTAGAGTAGCAAGCATTACTCTACCCTTCTATGACCTCTTCATTGAATCGCTGGAATCGGCAACTGGCACTACTAACCTAGACCGATATTTCTTACGCAAGCTGAGGGAACTTATTGACGCCAATTATAAAGTCAGGGAAGATGCCTACCAGATAGAGCGAGATTGGGTCTCAATGATTCAACATGCCTTGTTTGGTGGTGAAGTCCCTGAACTAGAAGTCCCTGAAAACCCAGAAATCCAGCAAATCAAAGAACAATATGAAGACCTTTTAGAGCTTTATGATGCTTATGGCATTGAGAGTTCGGCAGAGTATATAGAGGATGAAGATGAAAGACGAGAATCCCGGCGCCAGCTATTAAGAGACAACCCTGAATTCGCTGATGCCAGAAGGCGGTTACAATTCCTTCAGATGGGTTACTGGGATGACAAGGCTTTGGAGGAATTTAAGAAGACACCTTGGTGGACAAAATATCTCGTTGATATTCCCTTCATTGGCGAAATTTGGAAGCCGAAATATGTAAAGCCTCAAACCCAGCTTGTAAATGATTACCTAGAATACGGCAGATTAGTAGATAAATACGGAGCCAATAGTGCCGAAGCAATGCTCTTTAGGTATGAACACCCTGACCTTGAAAGCCTCTGCGAGCTTGAAGATGTGTTTGATTGGAGTGAACTAAATCTCAGCGAGCAAGACATTGAACGGCTGAGGCTCATTGTTAAAAACCGAGAGTTGATAGACCTCCGAGATGCCTATGGCGATAAGCACTCAGAACAGTATATCAAGGATGATGAGGAACGCCAGAAGGCTTATGAAAGGCTTTATCAAGAGCATCCTGGCTTCCTAGATGACCTTAGACGGATTGAGGCTTATGGTCTGGATGCTCCGACAGATAAGATTGTCAGCGAATACATTGAATATATGCACATCATTGACCAATTCGGGGCTAATAGTGCTGAGGCAAAACTATTCAAGCTAGACCACCCAGCAATGTTTAGCTGGGGGCAACTAGAGGATGTCAAAGATTGGGAGGATGGCTCCGATTGGAATAGAACTCTACTTGAGATAAACGCCAGATGGCGTGAAGTGGATGCCAAGTATGATGAGCTAAAGACCGATGAGGCTAGAGAAGCCTTCTTAGAGAAGCATCCAGATTATCACAAAGACCGATTGAGACGGGATGCTTGGCAACAAGGCTATTCTGAAGAAAATATAGAGAGATATGTCCAGTATTCCCTACTACCCCAATGTGGGGATTGGCGGGAGAGATTTCTGCTAGACCCAGCCAACAGTAGCTTTTATCAAGAGTGGCTTAGTCCTGATATTGGTCAAGGGCATCAGCAAATAACCCCACAGAAGGTAAGCCCTGAAAAGAGAGACTTGATATATGATGAATTCAAAGACCTTTTTGAAGAGTGGGAAAATGTAGCTGGTTTGACTGAGGATGAAGCTAAAGCCAAGCGAGATAAATTGCTCAGGGATAATCCTGATTTTGCCGAGGCTAGGATTAAAGTTCAGGCTTATGACGATGGTGTCCCCGAGAAATATATAGACAATGTGGTTGAATACAGGCAGATTCCCCAAGCGGGCTATGCCAATGAACGCTACCTTAAAGAACATCCTGACTTCTACAGGGATGTTTGGTTAAACAAGGATGTTTGGGATAATGACCCTAAAGACTTTGATAGAGTCCCCAGCGTAAAGGTTGAATGGCTGTTAGTAAAATATGATGCTCTTCCTGCCGGTGATTCTAGATTGCAATTAAGATGCCAGAATAAGGAATTTGATGATTGGCTGGTATTGGTTAGAGGATATACACCCTGTTATGGCACTTATAGATGTGGTGAGGGAGAGAAGCCTGAAGAACCAACAGCTTGGGAAGAGGCAGCCGAAGCACAGGCTATTCAGCAATGGATGGAGCAAATGTGGCCTGAATGGGCTAAATAATTGGGGATTAACCTAGTTCCTCCATAATGGCGGGCAAGGCAAAAGCAAACCACAGGCTAATACCAATGACTATGAGCCAGAATTTTATCCCTTTTAGAATACTACGGCGTGTTATAGGCTCAGGGTTTGGTTCTAGTATTCCGAGGTCGGGATAATCGTCTTCAACTCGTTTCCAGAACTTCATACCCAAAGAATAACACTTTTTAACAATTTGTCAACAATTAAATAGAGCTTGCTGGTGTCCGTAACCATCGGCAGTAACGGCGAAGCCCACTATAAATTAGATGGACTGGATATGAGCCGAGCCAGCATACTCAAATTAAATAGAAGTTGAGCAAGCCTTAGTCAAATATTCTGGCTAGGGCTAATTCATTTAAGGAGGATTTTAATGGATGAAACTGGAAAAGGCGTACAGGACCCATCTCAGGTAACTGGGCCGGCTTCTTCGCCAGGAGCCGGGAGTACTCCAGAACCTGAAACCCCAACTCTTACTGAGGCTCAGGCAAAAGCCCAAGTAACCAAGGCGGTGAGCGATGCTCTAGCTACTGCTGGTAGAACAGCAAAGAAGTTTGAGCAGAGAGAGGCGGCAACTAAAGCACAAGAAGAGGCTCTTACTGCTCGACAGGCTGAGCTAGATGCCAGGCAGCAAAAACTAGACGATGCCGAACTTGAAGCCATAAAAGGCGACCCGGACTTGGAGGCACAATATCGCCGGAAGCAAGGCCTTGCCATAAAGGAGAAGGCTTTAGCTGAGGACAAGCGGAAATTTGAGCAGGAGAAGACACAGCACCAAGCAGACATTGATGCTGCTAATGCTACCAAAAAGGAAATTGCCATCTGGGAGATAGCAGCCAAGTATGGTGCTGACCCGGTGGCACTCAAGGAACTTAACCTTGATACTCCTGAACAGATAGAAGCTGTTGCTAAAGCTATGTCTGCTGGTAAAGCTAAAGAACCTGGAACTGGTGAACCTGACTCTGGTAAGACTAAAGGAGGTTTAATCGGCATAGATGCTCTGGCAAAGGCTAATGAGGATTTCGTCGCAGGGCGGATTACCGAAAAGCAATTGCGAGAGGTCCGTGACCAGAACAAGTAAAATAAGGAGGACAAAACACAATGGGTAAGACTGGTGTTGCGGAACTAGATGATTCCGTAAAGACTAAATATATGAGCGACTATCTTCTAGCTGCTGCTAACAAGTCAGTCTGGTCTCAGTTTGTTGACTGGGATGTCATTACTGAGGGACAGGGTGGCAGTTCATTTAAGTATGTAGCCTATGAAGCTATGGACTCGGATGATGCTGCTGCTAAATTGCCTGAGAAGGATGACATTGAGGCGACTGCATTGACTGATAGTGCTATTGAGGTAACCCCATACGAGTATGGGCGCCGAGTAACACTAACTTCACTGCTTCGTTTTCAGTCCCATGTTAAGACTCGTGAGGCAACTGCCAAGTTGGTAGGTCAGAACATGATGGACACGGTGGAGAGAGCTATCAGACGAGGCGTGCTAGGTGGCACTCATAATGTCTTTTTGCCTGATAATGCCGCTGCCAGAACCGAGCTAACTACTACTCACGACCCAGACTTTGCATCACTCGGCGAAATGGTATCTATGGCTCGGAGTATGGGCATTGAACCGTTCGGCGAGGAGTTTGTGGCAGTTATTCATCCAGCAATAGAACCCAGTATCGTAGGGCTGACTGAGGTAAAGGGCATTGGCTATAACTATCCCGAACCACTTTATAAAGGTGAGATAGCTAGATTAGCTGGCATACGATTCGTTAGAAGCCGATGGGGCAAGCTCTATCTATCTGGTGGCTTAGTGACTGCGGCTGCTACTGACTTGACTGCTGCTCCTGTGGCTGGTGCTACCACAATAGATGTAACCAGCGTTACTACTCCAGCAATCGCAGCTGGCGACTGGCTTACTATAGGCACACTAGAGTCAGCAACTGCGGAGCAGGTGCAGGTAACCAAAGTTGAGACCTTGAAACTGACCATTCGTGGTGCTGGGAACGGAGCTAGTAACTTCGGTCTTAAGTGGGCTCATGCTTCTGGTGATGCGGTAACTGAGGCGGCTAATGTCGCTGCTATCTGCTTGATAGGAGCTAACAGTGTGAAGGGCGTTTACGGCTCTAACACCGGCAAGTTCGGCAAGTCGGTTATCAAGGAGAACATTGACTCCCTGAACCGCTTACTATCACTCGGTTGGTACTGGTATGGTGGCCTTGGCATAGTTGAGAAGTATGTGCTACGGGGCGAGTTCTACTGCAAGCAGCATGTCTTTGGTGGCAACTGAGGAAACTAGAGAGGGGGTTTAATCGCCCCCTCTCGCAAATACTATAGGGAGGTAAACTAATGAGTTCTGGAGATAAGAGAATAGGAACATCTGGTGACTCAATGCCTTTTGGGACTGAGGTGATGTGTGTTGGAAATCTACTTCAGGCAGTAGCTACACCCTTTAACATCTATGTGCCTGTCGGAATGGGGGCAATCAGGGTGAAGAAGGTTCGCAGTTTTGTCACTGTAGCTCTTACTACGGCTAAATCTGATGTTGCAGTTGCATCGCAACATGCTTCTGACAGTGCGGTGGCGATGACTGGGAGTCCTCTCGTTATTGCGCATGAAGCTGCTGTAGGGGATGAGGATTCCTGCACTGTTGTAGATGATGCCAAGGCAAGAGTTCCCGAGGGGGATAAAATTGTCTTAACCCCTGATGGTGCCGCCGGTGCTGGTGAAGCTCTATTCTTCATAGAGTATGAGCGCTGTCAGTAAGGGTTGAGTTAGCCAAAATGAAGGAAGGGGGGATAAATTCTCCCCTTCCTCATTTAAGGAGGTGATTTATGCCTCATCCTAAAAGGAAAAAGAAGGGGAGGAAATAACTATGGCTAGTAAAGGAGCGCCAAGAAGGGATGGGAGTGGTAGAGGCGTTCGGGCAAATAGAGGTCGAGGCGGATGTAGCCCCACAAGGAAAACAGGTAAAGGTAGGAGGTAAATATGCCTGCAACAAGCGAGAATCAGAAAACGCTTTTTTGTATTGCCTTGGCGATAAAGCGTGGTGAGACGCCCAGGAGCTACAGTGCTGAGGCAGCTAAGATGGCAGACGAGATGAGTGAGGAACAGTTAAGGGATTACTGTAAGGCACCGGTGAAAGGGAAATAGCTATGGCAGAATATCTATCAGCAATCAGAGCCGAGGTCAGGCAGTTCTTAAAAGACGAATTTGTCTCGGGAGAAGAGTTTGAGTGGAAAGATGATGAGCTAGATATTCATATCGGACACTGCTTACAAGAAATTTCAAAGGTCTCGCCTTATGAGACAAAGGAAACCCTGACAACCACTGCCGATTCCAAGGAGCTAGATATAAGCTCAATAACCGACCTACTAAGGGTAGAAAAGGTTGAATACCCGGCAGGTGAGGACCCAAGAGAGTTTAGAAACTTCTCTATCTGGAGAGATGCTTTGACCATAGACATTGATACTGCCCCAGCTACGACAGGCGAGGATGTTTACCTCTACTGTGCCAAGCTCCACTCTTTGACTGAAGACTCATCTACCCTGAAGCCTTTACAGGAGATGCTACTGGTGGATGGTGTCTGTGCCTACGCTGCGATAGCGAAGGCTAGAGAGCACATAAACAAGGTTAATGTCGGCGGTGCTGGTACGGCTAAAGACCTCTTAGTTTGGGGGCAGAATAAGCTGGCTCTTTATAAGGTAGAGCTAGGAAGGCTGAGTAAGCCAACAAGCAGACGAGAATATCCGAAAGGCTAATAAACAGGAGGAGACAATGAAAAAACACGATTTCGCAAACTGGCATATGAGAGCTAGGCTACTCAAGTATAAGGAGGACATCACTCCATTTGCCGAGGAGGGTAGAGAGGCAGAGTTTCATAGGCTGTTTACACCCTACAAGGTCATAGAGCAGGAAGGGAACTGTCTCTTAAACACCGGCATTGACGAGATATGGGATTTGGTAACTGGTGTGGAATCTGGTGCTCTGCGTATCTTTGACAATACTAATGCCAAGATTGGTGTGGGTGATTCCAATACGGCTGCCAATGCTACCCAGACCGACCTGCAGGCAGCCACCAACAAGACCTATAAGGGAATGGAGTCGGGCTATCCTACCTCTACCAGCCAGAAGGCAACCTTTAAGGCAAGCTTTGGTGCTGATGATGCTAACTATGCTTGGAATGAATGGGTAGTCAAGTCAGTCAGTGGCACTCCAAGTAATATCTGCCTGAACAGGAAGGTTGAGAGCCTCGGCACTAAGAGCACTGGAACTTGGACTTTAGAGGTAGACTTAACTCTCAGCTAGTAGGGGGCTTAATGCTGAAGAGAATAGCCTACACCCTAGTCATAGTTATGTCTGGAATCCTGTTGTGGCATCTGTCTTGTATATGGAGACTGGGGCGATTTTATATTCAAGAGCCGAACAGATTATGGCTATGCTCTGAGATAGTCTTGATGGCAGGTGTTTTAGGTTTTGGGATATATATGATGATAAGGAGATAGATGGCTACTGAAATATTAAGACCAAATGCTACTGGGGATGCAACCCAACTAAAAAAGAGTGGGGCTGGTGGTGCGAACTGGGATAAGGAGAAAGTATGTCTTATGTAGCTGTAGGTGGGTATGACCCTGTTACACGTGCCGAGTCCTTAACCAGTCAATATACATATATGCTTCCTATTGCTACCATCACTGAGACCTGCACAATAAGCCAATGGAAGATATATACAACTGAGGCAGGGGCTATAAAACTAAAGGTATTTAGGGTATCTGGCAGCAATTATTTACTTATAGCTACTGATGCCCAGACTGCCGTTGTGGGTCTCAATACCTTTAACTGTAGTATAGATGTGGAAGTTGGGGATATTGTAGGCTTTTATACATCTGTATCTAACCTTGAAGTGTGTTATTTAGCAGGTGTGCAAGACAAATACAAGGCGGGAGAGGTTACAGGAACAACCACAATTGCCAGTTGGAGTTCCGAAAATCTAGGGACTATATCTCTTCAAGTTTTGAAATTAGTAGCAGTAACTGCCAAGACCTCCTCTGACACAGGCTCAGGAGCAGATGCTAAGAAAACAGGCAATCCCCTAGCCACTTATGCTAGAAGTGAAACAGGAAGTGGTGTGGAAGCTATGCCAGCCAGAGGTATAACCTTACCCGATGTTGGCTCTGGAGTAGAAGCTATAATTGGCAGGCTTATAACCTTAGCTCAAGCTGGCTCTGGTATTGAGGCTAGCACTGTTTATACTGGTATAAAGACTTCCTCAGATGTTGGTTCGGGAACTGATGCTTTGTCGACACTGCTGGCAACTTTACTTAAATCAGACAACGGCAGTGGCAGTGATACGATTCTAGGCTTACTTGATAGGGTATTTACAGAGTATGGCTATGGTGTTGAAGCCTCTAAGTTTGGCGACCGCCCAGTATTGGCAAGTGAGGTTGGCTCAGGCATTGAGAGTAGCCTACTGCGTATACTGGGAGAGCCTAAGTATTCGTCTGATGTCGGGGGCGGTGTAGATGCTTCAACCTTGGCAAGTCTATTAGCTAGGTCGGACAGTGGTGTGGCTACAGAAGCTATTATCTTACTAACGGCTATAGTTGCTTCCGATACCGGGCAAGGTGTGGATGAAGTCCTGAGTTATCTCAGAAAGCTAGTAGATAGCGGAGAGGGTAGTGAGATTGTCCAGCTAATAGGTACGGTTGGTAGGGATATGAAACTTAATCTGTATGCTAAAAAACATCATAATTTAATAGTCTATACAGAGGAGAAATGATATGGAGACCGTTTTTAGACAAATAGCTCCGCACAGACTAACTAAACCTCAGTTTCAAGCCAAGCTCCAAAAGGACAGCGAGTATGAGATTGCTGTCCAAAACCTCACTGTGTCTTGGAAGAAAGACGAGATAACTCAGGAAGCTTACAGAGAGCAGAAATCTGTCCTCTGGCACATCTACAAGGACTGGGCTATATCTCAGGGTTTATATGAGGAGGTTACTCCTGAACAACAACTAGCTGAGGCTGAGACAGGTCTAGCAGGGCAAATTGAGGAAGCGAACCTTATCAGAACTGAGCTTAAGAAACCACTACTTGAAGTCAAAGAGAAACTCGTGATTAAGGAGCTATAATGGCTCAAACCTTCTATCCAATAACACCAACTGAGATAGTCCCTGGGGGGGCTAATGACTGGGAGACTATGGATGCCAGTGGTAGTGTGCCAGCAAATGCTACTGGTGTAATTCTGCATATTGAATGCAATGTCAGCTGGGATAGATATTTTGGTATCCGCAAACCTGGCTCTACGGATGACAGGCACTCAGATATATGCGCCCGTGCCCACTTTTGGGCAATGATAGGCGTTGATGCCAGTAGGTATTTTGAAGCCTATGTTGAAAGCACCACCGATATTGACATTTATGTCGTAGGCTACACTATGGCTGGTGTAACCTTCAAGACTAACGCTGATGATATGTCCCTTGGCGTTGAAGATACTTGGACACCCATTGATTGCTCCACCGAAGCTCCTAGTGCTATAGGGCTTATATGGGAAGTTGAAGGTGGTGTTAGTTTTGACCAGTTCGGCTTGCGAAAAAATGGCAGTTCAGATGACAGACATTTTGATGCCCCTCTCCATTATTGCTTCGGTGCTATCATCGGTTGTGACGCATCACAGATATGCGAAGGTTATATAGAAACCACCGACAGTGATTTCTTCCTAGTTGGTTACATTACTGATGGATGCACATTTAATACCAACGCTGATGATGTAAGCTTGGCCACTGCTGACTTGTATATAAACCTAGCAGCTTTGCCAGCTGGTGCTAATATGGGCATTATAGAAGTTGTTACCTCTATTGAAGATAAATATGGGTTGCGTGAAGAAGGGCAAAGTGGTGGACACGCTGACATTTATGAAGACGCTAATTTACATACCTGGGCTATAGTTAAATGTGATGCCAACCGCGTTATAGAAGGTCAAATAGAAGACCTTAATGTTGACTTCTTTGTTGTTGGGTATTCAACGGCAGAAGAAGCACCAGCAGCAGGAATAGGTGCACTCTATCAATTACATAATCCATTCGGTCTAAATATCCTAACCACAGGAGGAAGATAAATGGCGACTATGATTCCACCACAAAAAGGCGTAAGTTATATTTTCTATGTTGGGCTATTCTCTCAAGCCGACACCAAGCTATTACAAGCTAATCCTACGATAGCTGCTGGAGATTTTAAGGCATCAACTGATGGTGGAGCCTTTGCCAATCTAGCTACTTTACCCGATGTTGACCCTGATGCCGGTGTTGCCGTTAAGATTACATTGTCAACCGCTGAGATGAATGGAGATAACATTGTTGTTACCTGTATAGATGCTGCGGGCGCGGAGTGGTGCGACCTCTTCATCAATATCCAGACCTCAGCACAAAGCCTAGACTCTACAGATACAGTAGCTGATGATATTAACGCTAAATTACCTGAAGCTCAAAAGGGCTAGTTTTAATTTCCCTTTCACACGCTCAGGATGAAAATCTTGGGCATTTTATATAGAAAATAAAAAATAGGAGGAACGAAATGGCAGCAGGAACTTATAAAAGTGGAGTAGCAATCATAGTAGTCTATCAGGCAGTTGCTTGTGCAACTGGCAAGACAGTCACAATGGATGTCTATGACGAGGCACACGCCAAGGATGAGGCTAAATGTGTTGCAGCAATGACAGAGGTGGCTGCCACGGGAAGGTATTATGCTACCTTTACTCCTGATGCTGAAGGTGAGTGGATAACCGTAATGAAAAACACTACCGACAGCAATGGTGAGGTGGTCAAAGCCTTTGCTGTGGCTGGTCACGATTTGGACTCTGTTGGTGACACTGTAGCTGCGATAGACACTCTAATCAAGGCTGCTGGCGATGGTGACTTGGCAGCCATGAAAGTCATTCTTGATGCTGAGTCGGGGGTTAAGGCAGCGGTTGTTGCCCTGAATGACTTTGACCCAGCGACCGATGCTGTAGCCACAGTAACCGCTCTGACAGGGCATACTGCACAGACTGGAGACGGCTATGCAGTAGTCAGCCATGTCACCTATGGTCTCAGTGCTATAAAGACGCTTATTGATGCTATTCCTACCACTGCAATGCGAGGAACAGACAATGCAGCTACCGAAGCCAAACAGGACATCATTGATACAGTTGTGGATGGCATCCAGACCGACCTTGATAACGCAACGGATGGCTTGGGAGCACTCAAGACAGCTATTGATGCTGTAAGTGCTCCAGCAATGGTTGGATAGAAATAACAGGAGTAAGAAATGGCTGAGCTTTATACCACAGGCACTAATAGAATTGTGTATAGGTCTGTAGGCTTTGCTGCTGGCTTGACAGTCACAGCATATATCTGGAGTCCAACTCTGGTAAAAAGTGATTTACAGACCTTTACTGAAGTTGAACTGGGCTTATATTACCTTGACTACAACTTCGCTTCTGTTGGCACTTACCTGGGAGCGTTCTATGAAGGGGGTGTAGCCAAGGCAAGTGGAGTGTTCAGGGTTACTGAATTAGCTCCTGAAGCAGGTGGGAATATCGCTGCCATCAAAGCCAAGACGGATGTTCTGCCATCTGGTATTCCTAAGAATGTGGCATTAAGCAACTTTGCATTTCTGATGATTCTGAAGTCCGACCATGTTACCCCGGCCACAGGTAAGACAATCACTGCTGAAATCTCAAAGGATGGTGGGGCATTTGCTAGTTGCGACCAGTCTGTAGCTGAAGTTGGCAATGGTGTCTATAAGATTGACCTAATACAGGCTGAGATGAACGCTGATGTCATAGCCCTGAAGTTCACCGAAACGGACTGCGACCAGAGAACAGTTACTATTCTGACTTCTGGCTAAGGGAGTTAATTGTGATAATAGATTGGTCTGCTCGACAGCAAAGCTATCACAGCCTTGGGGCTATGTTTAACTGGACTGGCTTGTTCTATTCGGGCATGGCAGGCGTGATAATGAAGTTATCCCTATACACACAGAGTCCTCATCAATTAAGAGTATATACTTCGGAGGTGAAGCTGTGACAACTGAGGTGTTCCAAAGAGGAGATACAGTCCCTGTCTGGGGGGAAGTCAGAAATGCAGCAGGGGGATTTATGGACCCAAGTGCAGGTGTTACTCTCATTTTCCTCAAAAATCCCAAGAGAGTAGTGAAGGCTGAAGATGAAGCTATGGCGAAGCATGCGACTGAACCTGAGACTGGTAAATATGTCTATTACTATGCCAGTCAAGAGGATGATGAGCCCGGGTGGTGGCATTATTGCTGCCAGTCTGTTGATGGGAGTGGGGCTGGGGCAAAGAAGAATACACAATACGGGAGTTTTAAGCTGACGTAATGAGAAGTTTATCCTCAACTTTAGAAGATGCCCAAAAAGCAAAAAGTATAGAGGCTATATATAAGATTGTCCTCACTGAAGGCGAGAATACTTATACCTATGAACAGGATAGGATATTGCCTTCCAGCCACAATGAGGAATTATATTCACATCGGGCTACCATTGTCTTGGATAATAGTGATGGCGAATTTGATGATAAAGACCTCAAGGGCTATCAAGGCGTCATAAGCTATGGGGCAGTAGGCAAAGCTGGCGCTAAATATTCGGCTACTGCTCCTGTTTGGGTCATAGACCAGCAATTTAACTCTCAACCGGGCAAGCTGACCTGTGAGCTTGAGCTTGAAGGCATACCTGACTTAATGGCTGAGGATGAAGCCAGTGCGAACTACATTCCTGATGATACTGACACCAAGACAGTAAAAACATTAGTCAATGCTATTGCTGGGGCTACCCTGAGTTGCTTCAGTCATTGCAAGGCTTTTGATGTAGTCTGGGATGCCGGGTATGACACTCTGGCTGACACCTATAAACCTAAAGACAGTTTCAGGGTTTATACCGGCGGGGCTAGATTAGCCGCTTTGAGAAGGGTTCTGGACTTCACGGCAAATGTGCCACGATTTGAGGATGATGGCAAAATCCACATATTAAAACCTGTTACCACAGGGACGGACTATGATTACGAATACAACCTTGAATCAGGGCATACCTTTTTCAGTAAGGCCTTTAGAAACAGTCTTGTAATCCCCAATAGGGTTGTTGTCAAGTCTAGGTCAGATGATGACCCGTCTTATTCTGGTTCAGCACAGATTGATGGCTATGCTGATTTACCCGAAGAAGTAAAGAAAACTAGCTATATTCAGGTTCGGCTGGAAAGCAATGCCCAGGCTAATAGCATAGCTGAGGCAATGATAGCCAAGGCTGAGATGTGGTCAGAGAGAGGGGCTGCCGAAGTTCCTATGAATGTCGGCGCCGAGCTCTTTGATTATGTGAAAGTAACCGACCAGAGACAGGGTGATTCACGGACTGGTAATTTAGGCTATGTCCACCGCAAGTTTGGAGCTGGCAAATGGTCAATGACTTTCAGCTTTGGTAACTGGGTAGCTATGCTCCGCTACCGCAAGATGCTCAAAGAGCTGGAGACATACACTGAGGCTGGAAATTATTTTGAAAGACTGGTAGTTGGCAACCTCTATGCTGAGAATATTCAGGCTGACAATATAGATTTGATTTGGCTTGACCCCGAGGGGAATGTTGACCTCTCCCAGATAGGCGATAATCTTGATAGTCTTCCTGATGGTGAGCTCTATGCTAGGGTTAAAAGTCTTCACCTGGATGCCGGCCAGATAAAGCTGGATGAGTATGTTTATTATAAGGCTGGTTATGACCCCACTGATAAGTTTGATTTAGCCGATAATGACCTAGATGATATTCCTGAAGGTGTTATTTATCAAAGAGTTAAAAGTTCAGCTTTAACCGCTGATGGACTGGTCATCCTTGACGAAGTTTATGTTGATTCTGAAGCAGGCACTTATGGCTTAACTTTACAAACTGACCTATCAGCAGGACATCTCAAACTGACCTCTGAGACTGTTATTGACGGCTTGTGGTATAGCGAAAGTGGCGTAGATATAGACGCTACTAATGGCGTAACAATCACTGGCGGCAAGCTGACATTAAAGGATTCTGGTGGGGGACACGCGGCCCAGCTTTATATAGACACCACCGGCTATTTAAGAATTGACCCTTGGATAAGAACAGTTTGTAAGGGACTTTACCCAGTAAGCACCGATGGATATAACATTGGTGCTGTTGGCTCCAGGTGGCTTTTAGGTGTATTCAAAGACCTTCAGGTTTATGACCTCTATTTTTCTAGTGGTGGCAGACTTCAGGATGACCTTATTCCCGAAGATAATGACGATTTATACGTAGGGAATAACACACGATATTTTGCTCAAATCTGGGCAACTTATAGTTTGGCTAAATGGCTTAAGCCTAGAGATGAGGACCATACAGGATATGTGGGGACAGGTGTCCATGCTTGGCTTGAAATGAACGCTTATCACTTCTACACAGCCAGCCCTAGGAAGGTTGAAAATGCTCTCACTAAACTGCTCTCAGTAAAAGCAGATAAGGATGGCGTCTATGATAAATCAAGTTTCCCTGGTGAAGTTGTTAAAAAAGCTGAAGACCCTAAAGAAGAAAGGGAATCCGTTATTGCGTCTGCTGAGAAGCGTGCTTTACGGTTGGAGAATAGAGCAAAGCAGGCTGATAAAGTTACACCAGGGGAGAGAACTGCACTAATCAATAAGGCTAAATCTATAAGGGATAAAGCCCAAGAGGAAGCAAACGGATTAGTAGAGCACGACAGGCTTGACCTTGGTGGCTGGCTGAGTATGCTCCAAGGCGGATTAGAGGAGCTTTCCGATAGGTTAGAGGCATTGGAGGCTAAATTGGGGGTGGTTGGCTGGTGAACGCACTAAAGCTATATTTCAGGTTAGTCTGGTTCCTTAAGACGCCCTTTATCCTCTTGCTGGACAGGCGTTATAGGTCGATACCTTACCGGTTGATTAAAAAGCTGTGTGAGGCTATAGGTCTAGTCTGGGGAGAGGACTTTTCAGACTGTGATGACTTTGCCTGGCTGTTCAAGGCAGAGGCTATCAAGAGGGGATATAACGGGACAGGCTTTATTATCGGCAGAGCATTAGGTGGATGGCATGCTTGGAATGTAGCCTTGGTTAAATATAGCTTATGCCAGATAGAACCCCAGACCGGCGTAGCATTCAAAAAACTCAAGGACTACCGGGCATTCTTTGTAATAATGTGAGGAGGGTATTATGGATATAAAAGCAGAATTAGAGGCGAATCGCAAGAAGCTACAGGACGTCGCTAGGGAGATAAACCAACTGGATAGACAGAAGCAGCAACTACTTCAAGAGGCATTGAGGCTAGATGGTGAACAACGATTGCTAAAAAGGCTAGATGGCGGTAAAAAGAATGAATGATACTAAAGGTTTAGTCAGACCAGCTATATCCCTAATATTCGCCGTGGGACTTACTGTGTTTACTGCTGTGGGAATGATACCCATACAGGTATTCGTCAGCATAGCTACCACCACCATAATTTGGTGGTACAAAAATAGAGATAAGGAAAAAGCCGATGCTCAAAAAGCTGTATGAGATGCTTTGGTCGAGGATAGGGGGGCGACCTTGGACTTATATTGCTAGGGATAGCTTTAAGGAACATCCTATATTCTGGGTACTTGGTTTTCTTATAGGTGGCACCATTGGTGGTGTAGTATTAGGGCATATTTGGTGGTGAAAATGAAACAACCGGAGAGAGACGACCTTTTAATCAGGCTTGATGAAAAAATGAATAATGTCTGGCGTGTAGTAGAACAATTGGAGAAGCACCAAATTGTACAGAATGGACTCATCCGGGATACTATTGACCAAACCACAAAAAACACCACTTGGATAAAAGCCTATAAATGGATAATAGGCGGTATCGGCACGGCTTTGGCAATAGGATTAACCCACCTACAGGGATTATGGTGATAGAATAGCACCAGACGCCACAGAGCACTAAAGAGGCTTAAAGGTTAATATAGTAGTTTGTGATAGGGGCGAGGGGATAAAACCCTTTGCCCCATTTTTCTATTTACTAAAGAGCCTATCCACTGGGCTAAACTTCTTATGGCTGATAACGGCATTCTCACTATTCAATGAAGCCACATAGCGCCTAGTCATAGTTAATGTTGAATGCCCTAGTAAGGATTGAACCTCAAACTCACCAGCGCCATTTAGGAGGGCTTGAGTGGCAAAGGTATGCCTGAAAGTATGGGATGAGCACCTTACCCCGATAATTCCAGCCCTTTTACCCAATCGCTTTATCATTGTTTGTATTCCCCGCCAAGTTAAAGGTCTTCTCTCTTCAGTTACCCATAAGCAAGAATAATTATCACTCCGCGTTAACAGGTATCTTAGGATTGTCTTCTGGGTCCTCTTGCCGATAGCAACAAAACGTTCCTTAGCCCCTTTGCCCATAACCTTTATTACCCCCCGGTTAAAGTCTATATCTGGGAGTTGGACACTCGCCAATTCCGAAAGCCGAAGACCAGTATCTAGAAAGGTCAAGAAGATTGCTTTGTTTCTGAGGCTCAAAAAGGAATCATCATCGCATAGTAAAAGAAGCCTGCCTATATGCTCCTGCCTTAATGGGGCGATTACTTTTTCGGGATATTTAGGTGCTTTTATATGAGCAATAGGATTCCTTTTTATCTGCTTCCATTCCACAAGCCAAGTAAATAGGGCACTCAGAACTCGATAGCAAGCATTTATAGTGCTGGGTTCAAGATTGCGCTGATAAAGGGACATAAGATATAAACGTATTATATCGCTCGTTATTTGGGGCATTTGCTCAATATTTTGGGCTTTCAGGAAACGGAGAAAATCCCTCAACCGCCTGCCATAAGAATTTATAGTTTTGGGTGATTTGTTGTCTATGGTGCAGGAGAACAAATAAGTTTTAACTACATCCGTTAAGCCCCCTGGGGCAAGACTGTCGCCTAGAGCTATATCTAGCCCCCTTTGAAATTCTGGTGCAAGACTGTGTTCTAGCATAGTACATTTTGTTACCCGGCAGTCATTTTAGCTTCAGTGTGGGCCATTCTGGACTCGAACCAGAGACCTCAGTCTTATCAGGATGTAACCCTAAAAGCAAGCAAAACTACCGGGTAATTTTGCCCCCTTTCTTTTTATTCTTCTTTGGCTTTGAGGAATAGTCTTCACTTCCCCGAGGCTTTGTATCTCGCCCTTTAATGCCATGAAGACTGAGTATAAATCGCCAATACGAAAACATCTTTACCACCTTTGGGGATATGCTTTATGTATCGCTATAGCAATGAAGACAAATAACCCAATGAAAATGAAAATGGAAATCTCCGATTGTAAAAAGCTAACCCACATCGGGTTATTAGGTATATAGACTGGAAACCGCTCAAACATAGTAGCCCAACCCTCATGAATAAACCGCCCAGTCCAAACTTCTACAACATGGGGGTAATTCCGAAAGGCATAAACGACTAAAGTTGAATATGTGATGAGTAGACCTATCGCTAGTGCCAGCAAACCCTTACCTTTCACTTCAACCTCCTTATGACCTCAATGACCACGCTGGCGACCTGGCAGTCCTTAAACCTGGTTTGACCTCTATTATTCTCAAGGTGTAATTCCCCAGCCACGCTTTTCAATTGGCCAGTTATCATCCCCCATTCAGTAAGGCAGGCAACAATATCCCCTTCGTCTATAGAGGCATCCCGGTCAACAATGATGATATCTCCGTCTCTTATCCCGTGCTCAGTCAGGCAATGGCCGTGGATTAGATAACCTTCAATGTTTTTGGGTGTCCCTCTTGAACGGGCTCTGTAGATATAATCCACAGGCTCAGTCAATTCTCCGGCGTGGACAGGATACTCAGAGTATATCGGGATGCTTACTGGTTGGGCTAGTTTTAGCTTCTCAAGGATTTGCTCTGGGGTTTCTTTGTAAGTAGCTTTAGCCTCTTTGATATAGCCGGCGACTTGATACAATTCTTCGGGGGGAATACCAAAAGCACGGGCTAATCGTAGTAATATTTCAGTTGTGGGTTCTTTGCTTTTGCCACTTTCAATGGAGGCAATAGTTCCCCTCACAATACCTGCTTGCTTGGCAAGCTCATATTGTGTCCATTCTCTTTCCTTCCGCAGTTCAATTATCTTATTCCCTATAGGTGCCCGCCCCATAGTTTAACTTACCACAATTGTAGTGGTATAGTCAAGTAATCCAGTTCTATGACAAATGTTCTATTTTATCCGCATCCGTGTAATCGTAAAAATATTTTCAAAAAAGGCTTGACAAATTACTAATAATGTGGTAGTATCTACCAAAAGGGTAGTAGGATGCTCCTAAAGAAATTAAGACAACGGCAAGAAGAGGCAGGGCTGAGCGATACAGCCTTCGCTAATCAATTAGGCATATCACAACAACTATGGAATGCTATTAAATTAGGCACAAGGCAAATTATAAAGCCTCCACTACTTACAGGTATTCTAAAAGCATATCCGGAGTTGACTCGGGATTTGCTTATTTTTTTGTCCAATGGTGTGGATGTATCTACCATCAGTGTGGAAACTACTCCAAAACGCCACCAGACGCACCAGAACGGGCAAGAAGGTGGTCTTAGGGGCAAAGTAATACAACTCATCAAGAGGATATTCAGCCGGTCTAACAAGGCCGGCAATCTTTTTCTCCTTTTTAGGAAGTAGAGGTAGCTCCATGGTGGTGTGGGGCTACCCCTACGATTATTAAGGAACAGAAATGAAGAAGTTGAAGAGATATACAGTAAGGAAAACAATCCATCTTACTCGTGATGTTTATGCCCGGTCAGCATTGGAAGCAAGCAGAATAGCTGAGGATTTGGGAGATACAAATGCTAGGACTTTTACTTCCGGCTGGTGGTGTCGTAAGGATAGGAAAGGAGGGTATTAAATGAAAGTAGAACTACCCAGACTTGAGACAGAGCTCAAAGATGCTGCCGGTAACATTCGCCTGAAAGTCAAGAAACACAATGGCTGCCGCTGTTCTATTAGAGAGACTGATAAAGGGATAGCCATCAAGATTAACCCCAAGCGTATCAGGAGTGAAAAGCAACTAGGAGAAGTAAGAGAGTTTTGCTTTGGCTCATTGGAGTGTTAAGGAAATGAAAAGGAGAAGGAGAAGTTGATGTTGAAACTAAGAGCTATTTATACACCCCAAGTATACAAAGACGACGCTAGTGGGAGAGGCTATGTCGATGGTGAGCCAGAAACCGTAATGATAATCCAGATAAAACAATTCGATGAGATAGCAGCCTCAGTAATATTTGTAGATGAGTCTGGGAATATTAAAGAAGACTTTATACATCGTTTCGGCAACATAGAAGGTGCGTGGCGACCATGAAAATAATAGTTATAACTGATGAAGTAGATGAGTATCTGGCATTAAAGGATGATGGGGTGCGGTCCGCCTTAATCCAGAAAACTAAGGGGATGTTCCCTGACTGGCGGAACAACAAGGAAATCACCCTAAATCCCAGGG